GCAAGTACTGCATTTGGTCACGGGGGACGTTAATAAGGAAGACTCGTTTGGTTCTGTCAACGGCATAAGCAAGATCATCCCGTTTACCAATCGAAAGGAACATTCCATCATCATTGTCAGTCAAATACTTGCGAATAAACCAAGTCTTACCAGCGCCACCAACAGCATCAACAAAAAATTTAATCTTACGGTCGTTAACAGGGGGCTGTGCAAGCGTAGCAGCTAAGTTCGACTGCCAGCCGAAGCGATAATCACCAGTCTCGAGTACAGGATTAGGAAAAATATAATCACGCAGTTCAAGAAGACGGTTCGCGTATCGGACGTAGAGGCTTGTAAAGTTAATTGCAATGTGAGCATTAGACGGATACTCAGTCTGCTCAACTAACCACTCGCGAAACTCGTCGATGTCGGTTCGTTTGCCTTGGAAAGGGATAGAAGAGAAGTCACCAAATTCAGTAAAATCTCCGTCCTTGATACAATAATCTCGACACTGTTGAGGAGTTCCTCTAGCGAGCTCGATGTGTGCTCCTTGAAAGAGATTTCGGACCCAAGCAATTCGCTTTCGTTCGACGAAACTGACATAGCCTTGTAGATGAGGAGTACCGGTGGTAGGAGCAATCTCTTGTCCGTAAACAAGATAATGATAGGAGGCTGGAGGAATGTCCCGTAGTTGTTGCAAAGTAGTTGCAGTGTAGTTATTCCAAGTAAAAACATATTGCTTGCCGCGGAGCGACATCTTGCAAACAACGGCGTCCAGAAGTAAAAGAGAAAAAAGTGAGCTAGGTAATAATGTACTAGCTCACGTTTGCTTTTTTCTTTTTATAAATTTGATGCCACAATGTCTTGGCTACAATATTTCAAATCAAGTGGTCCGTACTTTCCGTACGTAGTGACGACACCGATTTCAATGGCTTACAAACGTCGAATGCGCGCTCGCGCGCCCATGCGTCGTGTCAGACGAAGAACACGCGTCACCAGACGTGTCAGAAGAACCAAGACCTCGAATCTTCGAAGATTCAAAAATCAAATGCGACTGGGTGTCGGTGTATCACGCGGGATTCGGAATAAGACGCATACAAGTACGATTTCTCCTAAGAGCACTGCCTTCAGACAGGCTCATGACTTAGGAACCTTAGCCTTATACGCAATGGATGCTACAAGCATCGATAAGATGACTGCTAGTTTCGGAAGGTCTGATAGATTCTTCCAACAGGTAGACTTCAGAGGAATCAAGTATGATTTCCTTGTCAAGAACAATGTAGCTGATCCAATAGTTTTCAACTATGCTGTCATATCATTCAAGAGTGGCAAATATACATTTGAAGACACAACTTGGCCTGCTGAGCCTTACCAGTCTCCAGGTGTTGCTAATGATGGATTCTTTAGATTCAATGGTGATAGTCGTGATGAGAACTTTGATGGTTCATTGACTAGTCAGCAGATTAACTATTCAGCGATCAGTACTGATCAGTATAATATCCATATGCATAAGAGGTCTCTCCTTGGACCTAGGCCTGTAGGATCTGACTTCAATCATCAGATTACAACATACAGAAGGTTTAAGGGTTATGTGCCGATCAAGAGGACCTTAAGGTTCAATGATGACACAGATGACCTGTGTGAGACACCTATTTGGATAGTGTACTGGGTTCATCCATGGATGGCTAACAATACAAGTACCCGTATCCTTAAGATTGCGGATTGCATGCAGGATCATGTGTCCTACTTTAAGCAAGTGATATAAAAAAGGGGACAAGCCCCGCAATATTAGTCTAGCTTTGTCATATCTTAGTAGACAAAGCTAGTGTCTATGCTCGATTACCATCGAGCTAGAAGGGATGCTCGATGGTAATCGAGCCTGGGCGCCCCCACGCTTTGTCTACTAAGATATGACAAAGCTTGGTTTATAGCCCCCCCTTGACCCACCCCCTCCCCTTTTAAAAGAAAAAAGAAAAAATAACCATTATAGAGCATATTATATATAACCACTGTTCATTATTAATTAGAACTCTATAGATTTAGAATGTCAAAGCGATCCGCGCTGAGCTTGGTGAGATCGGGCTGTTCATTGGAGAAGACACAGACATGGGTCGGGTACAGCATACGCTTGGTGACGGACATGTACTTGGTGGAGAATACGAGGCGGTCCTTGATAGACTCAAGGATACCATATTGCAAGTACTGCATTTGGTCACGGGGGACGTTAATAAGGAAGACTCGTTTGGTTCTGTCAACGGCATAAGCAAGATCATCCCGTTTACCAATCGAAAGGAACATTCCATCATCATTGTCAGT